CGCCAAAGCAGGTCGGGAAAACGCCTGAATGAAAAAGGCAAAGAAACAAAAGAAAATAGCTAGGAAGATAGAGAAAGCAAAGAAGGTGCTGCGCTATTACGACGCGGCGCAATCTAGCAATTATCACAAGGTCATTCGTGGGGGTGGTAATAGCGGGGATTCTGTTACTCATGGTGCCGTTAAGAATCTGCGCAGCTGGTCTAGGTACCTCGACGAAAACCATGATCTGACTATCGGTATACACGACAACCTAGTTAATAGGATTGTTGGTGCCGGGTTAACTATAGAGCCAATAGTCAAGCGTAAGAATGGTAAACTCTGGGAACAGGTTAATGATCAGTTAAGGGATTTATGGCTGGAGTTCTGGCGCAGGCCTGAAGTTACTGGAGAAGTCCCCGGCAATGAGGTTGAGCGGTTGCTGGTACGATCCTGGCTGCGTGATGGTGAGGTATTAACTAATCACGTAATGGGCACAGGCCCGGCGATACAGCACAGTTCTAGGGTGCCATATTCTATTGAATTACTTGAAGCTGATTATTTGCCTATGGATCTAAACGGCACAGGCGCCAACGGGAATCCGGCAAATATAGTGCACGGTGTAGAGAAAAACGCATGGGGCAGGCCGTTAGGATATCATTTATATAAAGAACATCCCGGCAATACGCTTGTGCCATTTAGTCAGACAACATTTGATACAAAGAGAGTATCCGCCGACAGAATTACTCACCTTAAATTTGTTAGGCGGTTACGTCAGACACGTGGTGTACCAATCATTCACGGCATTATAAACCGCATGGATGATATTAAGGATTACTCAGAGTCTGAGAGAATTAAGGCCAGGGTTAACGCAGCCTTCACCACAGCCATTAAACGCAATTCGGACTACACCGGGGAAGTAGACGAAAACGGAAACATTCCCTTTGAGATGCAAAGCGGTATTATTTTTGACGGGTTGAGAGTTGGCGAGGAATTGCAGAGTGTTGGTACAGATACTCCTAACCCTAACCTTGGACCTTTCATATCTGAAATGATGCGCGCGGCGGCCAGCGGTACGGGAACCAGCTATTCGTCTATCAGTAAGCATTACGACGGGACGTATTCTGCGCAACGGCAAGAATTGGTCGAAGCCCGCGAAGGGTACAAAAAATTGTTGAATTTCTTCAAGGGTGTTCAGATGGAACCGACCTGGAATAACTTTATAGACATGGTTGTTACAGCGCGGTTGTTTGTCATGCCTGCAGGAATTACGCTTCAGCAGTTATATACATCTGTTGATATGCGCGGGCCTGGGGTCGATTGGATAGATCCTAAGAAAGAAAGCGAAGCTGCGGTCATCGATGTAGAAAACGGTTTTAAGAGCAGACACCAGGTCATCCGAGAACGCAATGGTAATCCGCGTCTGGTGGATACTGAATTGGCTGCCGATACGTTCGGTGATCAAACCAATTCAGACGAACAGGGTAACGAGTCTAGCGACGGAATCAATAAACAACTGGATGACGTTAAAAAGCTGATGGACGCTTATGGCGTCGGTGTGAGGGCTGGTGCAATAACACCACAAGAGGATGATGAAAACTACTTTCGAGCTTTGGCGCGTATACCAGGAACATCAAAACCAGTCGACGACGCATGGGAATCTGACGGAGGCACGCGCCGACCGATTACGTTGAAGTCAGGAGAGGCTTTCGAAGATGAACAGCGCGACATTGCAGACGATGACCAGGACGAAACAGAAAATGATGAGGCAGCATGATGGAATTATTAAAGGGTAAGAGTTTCGAGCGCGCCGGTAATATCGAGCGCGAAGACATCAACGCGACAGAACGCACGGTACCGATTGCCATCAGTTCTGAAAATCCTGTCCGCGACTGGTGGGGCACAAACACCCTGGTGCATAGCAAAAAAGCCATTGACCTGTCGCGCGGTGCAGAGCACGGTTTCCCGCTATTGTGGCGACACGGTGACGAAATGCTGGGCAGGGTAAAAGACGTCAAGATTGGAAAGGACAAAGTCTTACGAGGTGTTGCGTATTTCGGCAATAGCCAAATCGCTAACGAGAAATGGCAAGACGTTGAAGACGGTGTTCTGACTGACATCAGTGTTGGTGGCTCTTTTCTACAGGAGCCAGAACAACAAGAGGACGGGACGTATATCACCCGGTCCTGGGGTGTCAACGAGGTTTCATTTGTCGCTGTTCCCGCTGATCCAAATGTCGGCGTAAACAGAGACATTGAAAAAGATCCATCCATCTCGGATGGTGGTATTAATAGAACAGGAGTGGCTATCATGCCCGACGAAAAACTAAACGGCGGTGATGATGCCGCAACCAAGTCTGACGATATTAATGTTGCAGACTTCACGCTTTCCCGCCGTCAGATTGAGGCGAAAGGTAAAAAGGAAGGAACAAAGATCGAGCGTGCTCGTATCAGTGGCATTCGCCAAGTGTTCGCACTCCACATTGAGCGCGGCACTGAATACAGCGATTTGATGAATGCATGCACCGATAGCAATACATCCGTTGATAAAGCAAAGGATCTGCTGCTGGAACTGATCGGCGGAGAGAATCCCGACCCGATTGCAACCGACTATATCCAGCGCGAAGACACAGGGTCTCTGGATGCTGTCAGTCTTAAGCACGTCACCCGTAAGGCAGGCACAGGTGGGCAGAACGTAGCTGGCCAGGATGCCATGGATAAATTCGCAGAAGGCGCCGCGAATGCGCTGTTGGCAAAAGGCGGTATAGAACGCGACCAGGTAAAACTGAAGGAAATGCGGAAGAATGAGTTTTTCGCAATGGGCCTGCCGGAACTGGCTAGAGAATATCTTCGTATTCGAGGCGTCAATGTTTCCGGCATTCATGATAAACGCACGCTGATTGGCGAAGCGATTACCCGCGCAGGTGTTATCAGCCACAGCACAAGTGATTTCGCCAATCTCCTGGAGAATGTCGCTAGCAAGTCTCTGTTGCAGGGTTACGAGGAAGCTCCTGAAACGTGGTCTGCGTGGTGCCGTATCGGCAATCTACCTGATTTCCGTACCAGCAGTCGTCCGAATATGTCTACTTTCGGTGATCTTGAAATCGTCTATGAGAACGGCGAGTACAAGTATGGTTCTTTCAGTGATCTGAAAGAAACCTTGACACTTGCTACCTACGGCAAGCTGTTTAATATCAGCCGTCAAGCCCTTATCAATGATGATCTGAACGCATTTACTCGCATCCCGCAGTCAATGGGCCGCGCGGCCAACAGGGTTATTGGTGATCTGGCATACGGCGTATTGACAACTAACGCTGCGCTTAACCAGGATGCTACAGCACTATTCCACGCTAACCACAATAACCTGGTCGCTCCTGGTTCCGGTGCTGCCCCAAGTATGACGACAGTTGAGGCTGGTATGACAGCGATGGCTTTGCAGACTGACCCGACTGGTAATGTACTGAACATCCAGCCGGCACACATGCTTGTACCTGTAGCGCTGAAAGGTACCGCAATGACTTTGATGGCCTCTCAGTATGACCCGGCAGGTACGGCAGGAACGCTTACGCCTAATACCGTACAGGGCGCCATGGATGTTATCGCTGATGCCCGTCTGGATTCTGACGATCCCCTGCAGTGGTATCTGATGGCTAATCAGAATATGCATGATACCGTAGAGGTTGCTTTCCTTGATGGTAACCAGACGCCTTTCCTTGAGTCGCAGGATGGCTGGAAGCAAGACGGTGTAGAGTACAAGGTGCGTATTGACGCAGCGGCGGGCGCTATGGACTTCCGTGGTGCTTACCAGAATGACGGCAACTAAGCCGTAATCAACGACTTAAATAGCCCGCTTCTGCGGGCTTATCATTGAACAGAGGAAATTATTATGGCCACAAATCAAGATCAGGGTGTCGATGTCGTTGACTATACAGCAGGCGCGACGCTATCAAGCGGTGACCCAGTAGTTCTGGGCGCTGCAGGCAATGTGTCTGTTGGTATCGTTTTGGGCGATATGGTTAGCGGTGACGTAGGTGCTGTTGCAATTCGCGGCACGTTCAACATTGCAAAGACTAGCGGTGCGGTTATCGTTCAGGGCGAAACAGTTAACTGG